GCAGTGCAACGACTCCCCCGTGCATTATTGGAGCCCTATATAAGGGTTATCCGATAATTTGTGGGGGAATTTGGGAAGAATTAACTTCCCAGGAACCGGAAGGAGCGAGGTGTCCCCTACACGCAGCCGCGAGATTGACAGTTATGTCATTCCCGAATCCTGAAGTTGGTCTACCGAACGCAATGCGCTTACCGGCGCATTGCTTAAGGAGGTCAAACCCGGGACTTTGGCTGATGTAGTCATTAAGGGTTCTCAGACTACCATATCTAAGAACCATCCCGACTGGGTGACTCTCAGCAAAGCGGCCCGAATGGGTCGCAAAGCTGGTTTGCCATCTGGTCGTGATTGGGGAGGAGAATTTACGATGGTAAGGAATGGTGTGGCGGCGCCTTTGGCGCCGTTTTATCACACTAAATCCAAGCCCGTATTTTCATCCTCGTGGGGTGTGAATGTTATAATGGAAAGATTCTTTCCATTGTACATTCCTTTGAACACTGTGCAGCGGCAGTTTCCTCCCTTCGCGAAGAGTAGTGATACTCAACTCGGAGCGGTTGGATCTACCGCAATTGCGCTGTGTTCGCCCACAAATCCCGTCGCATCTCTTGGAGTTGCGGCGCTCGAGACCTATCGTGATGGTTTGCCTCATCTGGCAGGCCATCAACTTTGGGAACAGAAAACTAACCTGGCAAAAGGTGCTGGGTCAGAATATCTGAATCTCGAGTTCGGTTGGAATCCACTCGTAAACGATGTGAAAAACTTCGCTTACGGTGTCGCTAATATGGGAAAACTGCAAAAACAGTTTTTCCAAGATAGTGGCAAGGATGTCCGTCGAAGGTATAATTTCCCACTGAAGCAGACAGTTGTGTCTTCCACAGAGATTACAAATACCTCTGTGGGCGGGCCGTCTAATCTAGCGGCCGGTCGAGACCTTCTGTCTGGGATACCTAGAGGAGTTTGCACACGTGATCGAAAGACCACGGTGGAGCAATGGTTTTCAGGTGCATTTACCTATCATGCGCCCGAGAGTTTTCTCGGACCTACGATAGATCATGCTATCCATGCCAGCGAATTGCTTGGCTTGGACCTGAATCCTGAGCTCCTTTGGCAAGCTGCTCCTTGGAGCTGGGCCGCAGATTGGTTTAGCAATACCGGGGATCTTATACAGAACCTCGATAACTATTCCAAATACGGTCTCGTTCTCCGCTATGGATATGTCATGGAGCATACTATTGTCCGTGACACATACTCGTGGAGCCGTGATCCGACATGTGGTTTTGATCCCACATATACGCCGTTCACGGGCCAACCTCCTGTTGTTGTACTTTGGTCTGAGACCAAAATCAGGAGGCGGGCAACACCATTTGGTTTCGGCGTAACTCTGGGTAGTTTAAATCCTACTCAGCTCGCCATCATGGGTGCGCTTGGATTAGTTTTCCTCGCGTAACCATGGCCGTTTAACAGTGTCAAACGCCAAATGGGGCACGAGAACCGTGCCCTAGGAGATCTGCCTATGGCTTTCGCCGACCCGCAAACCATTACCGTTAGTGGTACAACGACTCCTCTCCCGAAAACGTTTTCTTCGGGTTCGGAGTCCGCGTACATTTCCGCTGATGGTCTTATTAAGCTCTCTGCGAACCACTCTGTTGTGAAACAGGGCAGGACGCGGAGGCTTTTGAGGATCGACTACTCGAAGTTGACCGCCGATCCGTTTAAGCCTACGGAGAATGTGAAGGTTGGCACGGCGATTTACGTCGTGTTTGACCTTCCTCCTGCTGGCTTTACGAATACGGAGGCTCTCGCGATTTATACTGGATTTAAAACCCAGTTTACCGCGACTTCGGATACGCTCATCACCAAACTTCTTGGTGGTGAGTCGTAGGGGGGTGGCTGAGAGAAAAATCCAAAAGGTGGGAAACAGCTAACGCTGTTTTCCACTGAGGACTTTCAACAGTCACGCCGCG